GTTAATCTAACGAATATCGTGTCGTTAGTTCACGTTGTCTAACTGTAATACCTTCTTTGGTAGACAGTTTAGAATACTTTATGCCTGTGGGTTTTCTTCTGTAGCAGCCTGTAACTCTGCTACATCTTTTTCTGTTACAGATTGACTACCCACTGCAATAGCTTCTTTAAAAGCTTCAGGATGATTTTCCATAGCGTCTAGTAATTTTTCATCTTTAGCCATTTGATTTACTATCTGAGTTGGTGATAGTCCACGCTTACCGCCTGACTGACGATACTCTTGTGCGGCTCTTTGCATATCTCCTAGAGGACCTTCCGGGAATACTCTCTCACCCGTTGGTGTAAAGAACTCAGGATTTGCAGCATAAAAGTTTGACATTTCTTTTTGCCCACGAGCAGTATTCTTATAATAATTCATTAACATTTCTTCTTCTTGAAGACCGTCATCAGTTCTAGGCAAATTGTCTGTAGCCATTTGGTATGGACTTCTTGGGGGAGTTATACTTTTAATGTAATCGCTATAGTCCATGCCTGTAAAACTTTCAATAGCATCTCTATATGCATAAAAACCAGAATCCTCTAATCGTTTTTTATCTAGTCCTTTATGATATTTATTCATTCTGTCTGCCGCACTTTCCATGCCAAACAAACCTTCATATAAAGCAAATGCAGTTACTGCCGCTGCAAAAGCAGGGGCTGCTGCTGCACCCAGTTTTGCTCCAAGAGTTTTACCACCAAGAGTTTTACCACCACCTAATGCTATTGGTTTACTCTTTAATACTGCAGCGTTTGCTACACTAGCAGGTACGCTAGAAGATGCCACACCTGCTGTACCACCTATGGTTTGGGGAGCGAACATAACAGCTCCTTCCGCAAGGGTGCTTTGTACTGGAGCTAAGTTACTTGCAAGCTTAGTAGGAATAACAGCGGATTTTCCACCTAAACCTTTAAGGAAAGTACCTGCTTTAGCAATACCTTTTTCAACACCGCTACCTATAAAGTTATCTACACCTAGCTTCTGCAGTCCATAACCCACCGCTGCTGTTTTAGCTATATCGCCAACAACACTACCTTTTTTCTCACCGGATTGTCCTACTCCAGTACCGCTATATAAAGAACCAGAGTAATCTATGTTTCCTGCAGTAGTTCTACCTAATGCATTTTTAGTTTCCATGTCTACTGTTCTAGGCATTAACTCTGTAAAACTATACTGTCTTTGTTCTGGCACTGGTTGTGTATAAGTTGGCACTACTGGTTGAACCGGAGCAGTAGTAACCTGCGATGGCTGCACAGTTGATGGTTGAACAAATTGTTGCTGCTGATAATTAGCAAAAGCAGAAGGCATTTGATATGTGCCTGTTGCATAATTAGGTGTACCTACTTGAGGTGCTTGAATAACGCCATAGGGTTGTTGTTGTGGAACTAAACCACCAACATTCATTTCTAGTGTATCGTTTGCAACTTCATCTTCTTCTAAGTCAAGGTCATCTAAACTAAATGGAACATCATCTGGAAGTACAGCTTCTTCTGAGTTACCCATTTGTCCCATAGCTTCCATACGAGCAAGTCCTATTTTTGCTTCGTCACGAAGTCTCATAATCTTATCTAAACCATGATAGCGAACAACGTCAGCAGGTAACACAAACTCACCTTCACTTAACTGTGCAGGAATGTCGTCACGTACTTCTTCTTTAAGTGAGCCTACCGGAACATCGTTACCAGATACTTCATCAATAGTCCCACCTTCATCCATAAGGCCACCTTCTTCTGTAGGCACTTCTGCACTAGTAACTTCTTCTGTATCAAACATTTCCATTTGTTTAGCCATTCCGCCCTCATTCATTTTTGGTTTAGCTTTAGCCATTATTTATTACTTCATCTCTTAATAGTTTTAGTTTTCTTAATGTTGTAATAGCTCCTTGAGCACGATGCATAATAACTGTATTGTCTGCTTGCTCTAATGCTTTGTGCTGCTGTGCTATACTCGCATCAAGATAATCACTAAACGCCTGCCACTGGCGGTTGTTCGTTGCTAGGGGCTTCAGTCGGCCCAGTATTTGCTTGTCCATTGTTTCCACTAAATCCTTGTTCACCCGGTACAGGAGCCTGTCCTACACCTATGTTTCCGCCACCTGCTCCACTAGTATCCATAGCATCTGCTCCTGCGGGAGCACCTTGCCCTTCTGGTGGCTGCTGTTGCATTTGGAAGCCTTTTAAAATCTCTGCTTGTAATGCAGCATCACCCATACTGTTTGTAACTTTTTCAGGGTCAAGGTCCATTGACTTCGCAATCTCACGAATAATATACGGGAACTTAGCAAACGGAGCAAGAGCAGGACTACTTGCAATCTGCAAGAACTGCATAAGTCTTTGACTACGTACTTCATTAGCCATCAAACTTTCTGTGCCTCGTGCCTTAACTTCTAAGTCACCCTTAATACTTGGGTCAAAATCAAACTGCATGTTAAAGCGGAAGAAACCTTCACCAAGAGGACGTAACAAGTAATCGTCTACATTCTTAATAACATTCTTAATGCTGCCACTAGCTGCGTTCATAAGCATACTAATACCACTAGCAGTACGTCCAACTCCAGATACACCTGTCTGTCCATGTGCGAAAGAAGGTAGTCCTGTGCTTTCATCGGATAGCTGTCTAGCTTTATCAAACATCATCATGTTTTCGCTAGAGACATTCGGATACTTAGTACCAAAGATAGCTTGTCCCGGTGCACCACCCTGTCTGCGGAATACCTTACCCGGATATACAGATAAGTCTTGTCCCGGCACTAGGTTAGTTTCATCTACCTCAATAAGCAAGTTACCGGATAGAACAGCATTATCTACTGCCATACGCATGAAACCATTCATTAATGTCTGCGTATCTTCCATGTTCTCCGCAATACCAATGCCAAAGAATGAATATGGATTAAGCTCATAAGGAGCAGCGGCATATGGAATTTTTGCAGGCTTAAACGGATTAAGTACCATGCGAATAACTTTATTGTTACATATCCATACGTTTGCCTGTAGCTCGTCAAAGTTTTGCAACTCTTTTGGTATTTCTACATTCTGCTCTTCAAGCATTTCAGTATCAACCATACCCCAGTATTCTAATACTTCAAATCTATCTATGCCATGCTCAGGAGCATAGTCAGCTAAATCGTCTTCCCAGTACTTCTTAGTATAGTTTTCGCCCATATCAATACAGTTATCAATAACATTAGAACGGAAGTAGGGACGTTTCTTCAGATTACGCAATTGTGTACGAGACAGTTTATGTCGCTCAATTACGTACTGAACTTCATCCATATTATTTGCATCGGGGTCAGGGTAAAAATTCCACACTGAAACGTGTGAAACTTGTGGGATTGTTTTAAATATAGGTGAGTATTCACCCTCGTCATCCCAGTTAGGATATTCTTTATCTGTAGCAAAAGGACCTTTCATAATCCCCGTGCCAAACAAAGCTAGTTCAAATGCACTACTGCGTAAGTTTTTATTAGCACCAGACTCTTCTAGTTGGTCATGGATTTTCTTTTGCATTTTCTTAGCCGCAATCATTGCAGGACTAAACTCAACCGCACTAGGAACTGTGGCAGGACCTTCTTTTAGTTTGTCTTCGACAGGACTAAGTTTGTCTGCAAGCGGTCCTAGTTTTTCTTGTAGAGTTTTTACAGTAGCACCTGCCTCTAACTCTTTGCCATCCCCATTAAAACCATAAGGACTTTCCATACTAGGTTCTTGCATAGCTTCTTCTGCTCCCGGAGGAACAGGCTGAGTATCAAAGTTAACGGACTCTACAACACCATCTGGTAATTCAGTAGGGTCAATAGAAAGAGGAAACTTATTGTTAGCAAAAAGCACATCTACGATTTGTCCGTAGGCTGCTAGCGTTTTTGTTTTTGTTACCTTAATAAATACACGAGACTTTTCAACTTCAGTAAACTGCACATCAGGCCCATATAAACCACGGTAGTTTCTGTAAGAACTTAACCAACGGTCTTCGTCTTGCTGTCTGTAGTCTTCTGCCTTTCGATAGCGTTCCATAATGTACGGAATAATATTTTCAGCAGGAGTATCATCATAAGAAGTATCTTCTGCATCATCTAATGCTATCGCTTCGTCTTCAATTAAAATTTCGTCTTCTGCCATATTTAGTATCCAAAGGTTGAATCAGCTACGTATTGTTGACTTGGGCGACCACGTGGGTCGTAATCAAATATGCTAAATTTAGGTCGTGACATTATACCATATCTTAAAGCATCATACAAGTGGTCTTCTGAAGTAGTATCAATATCTTCTGAATTTTTCTTGTCTATTGGTAGTGAAGGTAGTTGTGAAATTATATTAGTACAAGTATTAAAGAATACAAGTCTAGGTTCTTCTGTGTGCTCATCTACTTGTAATCTTCTGTGTATTTCGTTTTTACCGGCAACACGACTGCCTTTACTTCTGTCTGAGGGCCGCCAACGACAACCCTTTTGTATCATCTGTTCTGCTAGGCTAGGACCAGTATCTCCACGTTTATGCCAAAGAGAACTATCGAGTACTCCATACTTAATGTTTCCATCGCCTGCTTCTAGGTCAAGTATCTGGTCTGCTAAATCAGTAGCCAATACTTTAGTCACATAGTGCTCACGATATACAATAAGTTGTTCTGAAGGAGCTACTGCTATCCACAGAACACCACTCCAACTTCCGTATCCATAGTCACATGCTCTAAACTTAACCCAATTAGAAGGTATTTCAAAAGGCTCAACTACGTGTATGTCACGATTGAACTCAGTAAAGGCTGCACCTTCTTTGATGTCCCAATCGCCTTCCAACAACTGCCTTCTTTGTTGTTCAGGAAGTGACAGCAACATTGCTTCATAATCCCCACCCTCAGAAAGATGTGGGTTATCCGATAGCCTTGCCGGTATAAAACGCCTTTTAAACAAAGGCTTCCCTGCCTTAACGTGGCCGGCAGGATACCGCAAGACTTCTCCGGTTTCATTATCCGTAGCATCAAACGCTGTGTTATAAGGAGCAGGGTCAATAAATGTTTTCTTAACCCACGCATGTCCCCTACCACCGGGGTTAGTCGTTGCTCTCATAAAGATAGGTAAGTCAGGAGCAGTAGAGCGTAAACGACTTCGCATGTAATTCCATGCATATTCGCTAGACCACTGCGTTAGTTCGTCAAAGCCTATCCAACTAAATGCCAAACCTTGATAGCGTAATACATCATCATCTCTATCAAGGTAAGACATCCATAATCTTGCTCCCGAAGGAGCGGTCCATTGCATCTTACGCTCA